GTGTAGGTAAATCTATATTCATGACTAATGTTGCTATCAATTTATTGATGCAAAAATTGAATGTTGTTTACATTACATTAGAACTTGCTGAAGATGTAGTCGCAAAGCGTTTTGACTCGATGATCACCGGGATCAGCCAGAAAGAAATCTTTGCAAAAATGAATAAAGTTTCTGCTGATCTTGAACGGAAACAAAGTGGTATGGGCAAGCTGTTTATTAAACGGATGCCTGAAAGCACAACAAATGCAAACCATATCAGAGCGTATTTAAAAGAATTCGAAATGGCTCACGGGTTTATCCCGGATGCGGTTGTAGTCGATTATATGGATTTGATGACCTCAAATCAAAAGATTTCTGCTGAGAATTTATTTGTTAAGGACAAATATATCGCCGAAGAACTGCGTTCTATTGGTAATGATTTTGATGTCTTAATTATCAGTGCTTCTCAGATGAATAGGGCCGCAATAAAAACAGATGATATTGACCAAAGTAATATTGCCGGAGGTATATCAAAGATTAATACATGTGATAACTTGATTGCTATTATTCAAACTGAAGCAATGAAAGCTGCAGGCGAATATATGTTGAAGATTGTAAAGAGCCGAAACTCTAATGGAGTTGGAAAGATTGTGATGTTACGATGGGACCATGTATCACTAAGAGTTCGGGATTTTGATGATATGTCTCAGGATAAAATTCAATTTGTCCCTAGAGATAATACTAAACCACAAGAAAAGAAGAAAGACTTACTCGATCTTCTTAACGCAAATAATATATAACGAGATAAATTATGACTAAAGAAACACTTTCATATAATGGTTCAGTTCTAGAAAAAATGGACCCAAGTCCTCTAGATCAACGAGTCTATCTTCCGTCTAAAGGAAAGATGACGACACAAGCAGCGTTAGAACAATCTAAAGTTGATGAAGTATTTGATTCGGTAAAAGTAGAAACCAAGCCGATTTGGGGTCGTTCTAGCCAACTACACAAATATTTATTAAGTCAGGGTTTGGACCCTGCACCTTGGTGGGCTCCGGCAGGCATGATCAAGACATATTACGATCCCACATTAATCACAGAAGATTTTGTTTTTTCTTATTCTTCGGAAGGTAAAGGTTCTTATGTTACAGAACTACCAGCTGGTGAAAAACTTGGTGAACAGCCTGTTGCATTGAAAGGATCAATTATTGATCCTTTATCATTAGAACCAGCTGATAAAATTTTATTTGAGTCTGATGTAGAATATTTCAAAAATAAAAAGCTCCAAAGTATGAAAGTTCCATATTCGTATTATGTGAAGCATGAAGATCTATACGTGAAGTCTAAGAACAAATTTCTAGATGAATCGCTCGGCGGATTTTTCCGGGGTCGATTGTCTGTTGTTGTAGGTGCCGCAGGTCAAGGTAAATCTTCATTTGCACTATCACTAGTTCGAGAATATTCAAAAGATGATAGTGGTGTTATCTGTGCAGTAGTGGCACATGAAACATATGATCAAATCAAAAAACAATTAGTCAATGATTGCAATTCACAAAAAACGAGCGGTAACAATACTTGGCTAATGGACGGAACCAGACACGGTGTTGATGGGTATGTTAGTGATATTAAACATCACTTGTCAATAATGGATGCAACACCAGATGTATTAGTAATCGATGGATTTGATATGGTGTCTGATGATTATGAGATGAAGAAAAATCTTTTGCAACAATTGGTTTCACTATCATACGAATATGATATGGCGTTAATTATCACAGTTCAAGCTAGCCGCCGTGGCGACTGGAGTGAAGATGATGCGGCAATCTGGCGTATTTCGGATCATTTTATTGTAGCAATGGCAGACAAGATAATCCAAGTTACTAAGCTGGATGGTGTTGCAGTAAGTGAAGCTAAGATCATTAAAGACAGAAATTTTGTCAATCTTTCAAAGAACCGTTTGTTGTTTCATACAGAATCAAAAACGTTCATTGCCTGAACTGATAAATAAACAATATCTTATAAGGAATATTAAATATGGCAAAGAACAAATCAAAAGAATTAAAAGAAGTTGAAATCCCAGCACTTAATATCAATGGAAAGCAATATGAAATTGAAAAGCTTTCTGATACTGTAAAGAGTTTGATTGCTGTGTACACAACGTGGCAAGAAGATCTAGAAGCGTCTAGAAAAGCGCTGAATGACGCAAAGCTTTCTATCGCTAAAAACGAAGCTGCACTTAGAGATCTTTCTAAAGAAATTGTTGATATGGTTGAAGCAACAATGAAAGAGGAAGAAGAAAAAGCCTAAGCTTTGATAGTTTGGATGTATAAAGAAAAGGAGACCATCGAGTCTCCTTTTCGCATAAATAGTTAGAACATTATAGCCGGTCAAATATGACATCGAAAAATTTTAAGAGTTATCTCGATGATAACGATTACAAACCAACGCTCAAATCAAATCCAAAGTCGGTTGGGTATCTCGAGGATCTAGATACTGCTGATTTTATTGAAGCTATTAAAAATATCCATAATTGTATAGTTTCAGAAAAACTTGACGGGACTGCATTGACTTTTGGTCTTGATGATGATAATGAATTTTATACGACCAGATCTGGTAAAGGTAGCACAGATAAAATGTTCTACAAAGCTGGTGACTGGGGTATTTCTGCTGCATCAAATGGATTCAAAGCAGCTCATGCGGCTCTCAAAAAACATGTTGATACAATTCGTAAAGTCATGGTGGCCGGCGAAGCTATGGATATCGAAATTCTATTTGGACGTCAACCAAATACTATTGTCTATGGGCTTGATGGATATAACTATATTGCATTCATTAAATCGACCCCAGGAACAAACAAAGATTTGCCAGTCAAGCAATCTAAAGTTAAAAAACTTTATGCTAAAATGAAAAATGAAGTCTCTGATGTCAGGACAATAAATGTCGACACCACAGATGGTGATTCATTAATTCAGGCGCCAACTGTGACTAATTGGAAATTCACTACTCCAGAATTTATTAAAGCTTCACATTTTGAAGATACGGATGTCAAAAAAGAATTAGCTAAATTGGAATCATTTCTATCTAAAAAGAATGATGGAATGTCTAAATTGCTTCATAAAGATATCACCAATTTTGAAGCTGGTACTCTTGCTTTGAGTGGTGTAAAAACATCGATGAGAAGTCAAGCTAAAGGGTATAAAGATGAAATCAATAAGAAGATATTGGAAGGATATAAACTCCCAATCAAACAACAACTTCTAGATAAATTCATTAAGACAGTCAAACCAAGATTACAGGATCGCGATGTTTCGCCAGAAGAAGATATGGGGATGGAAGGTGTCGTTATCTTAGATCCAAAGACTTTAAAACAATTTAAGATTGTTGATAAGGATTTATTTTCTACTTTGAATAGATTTAATTATGAAGTTAGAAATAATGTCAGGGGTGTTGTTAGATCAGATGATGATGAATCTCCATTGAATCTCAGAGGTGGTTTACTCGGAACCGCTAAGATTAGAATTGCTAGGTTATTTGATATGCCTGGTCTTGCTAAAGGATATACGACTAAAAAGACTATTGCAAAATTCCAAGGTGATTCGCCTGAAGAAACTGTTAAGAACATTTCCGATTCTTTACCCGATGCCGATTACATAGCATTTAAAGAGAAGATCCATGCAATCATAGAACACACAAAAGAAGAATTAGAAAGTACACTAAATAATTTCAAAGAAAATTATGGTGATTATAAAGTCAAACTTGATAACGGCCAAACGGTCGGATACACAAAAGAAATTGTTAGACGGACTCTTTTAGTCTTTGCAGAAACAAAAGCTTCGCTGGGACGTATGGAAGACAAAATCGAAAACTGTGATAGCATGGAAGACATCATAGTTGCAATGTTTGGACATCAAATCAAACAACTTTTTGGTGATGATCCAGATGCCGGTGATGCTAATATCACCGAAGAACTATTCATCGAAGAACTATTCATCGAAGATGGTGATGGAGGAACTACAGCTGGAGCATGTAGCCCAAGTGGCTCAGCCGGAAATACTGGAACAATGGCCGGAAACATTGGTAATTTTGCTAGTCCATTATTCAGTAAAGGAAAAATGGCCAAAAGAAAAATTACCAACATTGGTGCGGTTAAACTTCGCAAAAAGAAAAAATTACATATCAAAGTATAAATACTTGAAACTAAAGGGTATTCCATTATGGATTTTATTAAAGAATTACTTTCACTTCGTGAAATCAGTGAACCTAACGAGCCAGATGAAGTTGATGCTGGTGATATGACTGTCGATGATCAAGTTCACAAGCAACTTGATGATGCATCTGAAGAAGATGATCTTGATGCTCAATGTTTTGGCCTTGAAATGGAAGATGGTAAAGTTGTTAAAGTGTATGTTAAACAAGATCAAGCTGAAGAATTCGAAAGAGCTCTTAGTACTAAACTTGGTGAAGAAGATGACATCAAAGCGGCCTTAGAAGAACTAGAAAAAGACTTCGAGATTTTAAAAGTTGTTTGGCCTGATGAAGATGACGAAAACACTGATGATGAAAACGACGACGAAGAAGACGATGATGGATCTTCAGCGATGAATGGAAGTATCGATTATTCAGATACCGACAATGATCAACTTCAGGCTTCAGCAAATGAAAAATTAACAGTTGGTCAAGCATTCACAAAAAAACTTCTTGAATTGAAGTGGAGCGATGAAGAACATAAATCTTATTCATCCGCATCCGGAAATGACCCAGATGAAAACGACGACGATGATGAAGATCCAGATACTAAACATGAGCCATCAGAACCAAAACCCAATTCACAAAAAGGAATTGAATCACATTGGAAAGTTGAGAAGGATAAAGAAGGATCAATGACTATTTCTAATGATAGGTTTTCTGTTGAATTAGATGCCGATGAAACTTTAGAACTATTAAATAAAATAGTAGATAAAAAAATCGCAAGATTCAAAGATGAACATGGCAAGATAGTTTATGTGTTCACTCCAGTTGGCTCAGAGTATGTTATAAAAACGCCGCAATTTCAAGGTGGATTTAGAATCCCTAAAGAAATCATTAGAAAGATGTTAGACTAAAATGTTTAATTATAAAGAAGTTTCTACAGTCACTCATAATAATCAACGATGGTATTCTATTGCTGATGGAAAAGCTTATCCTAGTATTACTACGATCCTGGGATTTACAATCCCAGAAGAGAAAAAGAAAAGCTTAGAGAACTGGCGAACAATGTTGGGCCCTATCAAAGCCGATAAAAAGACTAAAGACGCATGTGATCGAGGAACTAATGTACATGCTATGTTAGAACAACATCTCAAAGGCGAAGAAGTTAATCTTAAAGGGATTCCAGTCGAAGATATTTCCGTATATAACTCAGTCAAACTCAGGCTTGGCGCTATTACAAAAATTTATGGACAAGAAATGGCACTTTGGTCTGATGTTCTTCAAGTAGCAGGACGGTGTGACTTAGCTGGAGTTTGGAAAGATAAAGAAGCAATCATTGACTTTAAAACTTCAGGACGTTCTAAGAATGAAAAAGACATCCAAGATTATTGGCTGCAATGTGCTTTTTATGCACTAGCTCATAATGAGTTATATGGAACAAACATTGAAAAGGGCGTAATTATTATGGGTGTTGTTAACGGCATCCCAATG